GTACGTCGCCCCAGCGACCAGTGTCCACGAAAACCCCGTCAAGGTTGCCAGCGTCGCCGTGTTGCTGAACGTCGCCGTGGCGGCGAGGACTTTCGTATCGGTGTGGATGCAGGCGGATTCCGTGGCGCTGGTGACGGTGCCACCCGTAATCGTCGGGGTCGCGATCGTCGGGGACGTGCCGAAGACCGCGGCGCCCGTGCCCGTTTCGTCGGTGAGGGCGGCGAGCAGATTTGCGGACGAGGGCGTGCCTAGAAAGGTCGCCACGCCGGTCCCGAGCCCCGTCACGCCGGTGCTGATCGGTAAGCCGGTGCAGTTGGTCAACAGCCCCGAGGCCGGTGTCCCGAGCGTGGGATTCGAGAAGGTGGGACTGGCTTCGACCACGCCACTCGGAAACGTGGGCGCGGCAAGGAACGTCCAGGCGCCAGAAACCACATAATTTTGATCCGGGCGAAACGCGCCGCCGACGCTCGGGTTGCTCATGCGGACTCCTTCTTGGCCTTCTGCTTCTCGCGCCAGCGGCGACCCGCTTCGCGCTGGCGCGCGAGCCGATCTTCATCCGCCCGGACTCGTCGGCGGATGCCTGTTTCGGGGATCTCGCCAAGATGACTGATGGTCGATTCATCCACCGCCGCAGCTTCCTGCTTCGCTTTGTCGCTCATGCGCTGTTCCGCGTACGCACGCTCCGCCGCCGCCCGCGCGAGCTCTTGTTCGCCGTACTCGAGCCGCGCAATCGCCTGCTCCGGCCCGCGCACGAAGCCGCGACTGAGCATGTTGCGCTCTTCCTGCTCATCGCCGACGATGTGATGCTCGAGGACCGGCTTGCCGCCGGTCTCGGCCCGTTTGGCGCGGTACACCATCAGTGGAAACTCCGAAAACACCGCTGGTCTTCCCGGTGGGCCGAACTCCGTATGCGTGGACTCCCATTTCCGGCGCTCTTTGCTGTAGTCAGAATCTGGGCTCCATAACATCCCCATGGTTGTGCTCCGCAATCGATTACACTAAGCGGGCCAGCACCGCGTTCCCAGCGCGGCGATGGCCCTTCAGCACATTCGACACAGGAGTTCGAACATGCCGCGTCTCAAGCCTACACGCCAAAGCCGACTTCTTCACCTCACTCGACAATGCCGACAATGCGGTGAATCGTTTCATCCGTGGAGCGGTAAACTCGCCGTGAATTGGTGGTGTTCACAAGCACACTACCGCCAATTTCGTCGGCGTCCTGAACGTGAACGGTTTTTCGCCTTCGTGGTGAAAGGCGAGCATCCCGATGATTGCTGGGATTGGACCGGATATGTCTCGAAACACGGCTACGGTTATTTCCATTCCAGTGATCATCACGGGCACAACGCTTCTCGTGTCTCATGGATTCTGCACAATGGTCCGATCCCGAACAGACTCCACGTGCTCCACAATTGCCCGAATGGCGACAATCCGCGCTGCACGAATCCTCGGCATCTTTTTGTAGGCACCGCCGCCGACAATATTCGGGATGCTGCTCGTAAAGGCCGCGTGAAACGCGGCGAGCAGCATCATAAAACGACCTTGACGGTCGCCGATATCGAAGAGATCCGTACGAGTCCAGAAACCACGGTCACTCTCGCGCGACGCTTCGGTGTCAGGCATTCATGCATTTCACGAATTCGAAACCGCACCAGATGGAAGCATGTGCCCTAGGCGACCGCGATATCCATCCCTGTCAGTGTTCCCGACAGTGGAGAGTTGCACGGCACCCAAATCGAATTGAGAGCCATGAGCATAATTCCGCACTGGGCATTTGTGTCGAAGGTGCCAACGGTGTACCCTGTTGATGCCCCGCCGAATCCACTCGCTACGGTAAGTGAGTGTGCGGCTTTGCCGTCACCGATCACGAAGAGGATCGTTCCGTCCAAATCTTTAGTCGGAAGAGCCAACGTCATCGCGAGCGCTGAACCCCCATTTATTACGGCAACTTCATCCGTCCCTGCGGTCGGCAAACTGATGGCGCCCGCCGCACCATACGTGGTGATGCGCCGCGCTTTGCCCGCGAGCGGATATTGCACGGCCGTCTGCGCGCCCACGTTCGACGCCCAATCCGCGGCCGTGCCGCAGACCACCCCCGTTGTGACGGCGTGCGCGACGACGAGGGTCCCTTCTTGCCCGCGAATGACCGGGATGATCGTCCCACTCGTGTACGCGCCGCCGACGCGCATCATTTCATCGCCCACACGGACGATGTAGCCCGCTGAGAAGCCGGTCGCGGACGCCACGGTGATGGACGTATCGGCAGCCGTCACCGCGGCACTGACTGTTGTATGCACAAGTGCCATGATGATCTCCTAACTCCAGCACCGCATCGCGAACTGGGGAACGATCGGGGCGACGCCAATCAGCATCTCGATTTTGCTCGGATTCTGATCGGTCATGAACTGATACTGCTCGGTCCACCGAAGCGAAATGCGCACGTCGGCATCGTTGATCCGCTTCGTGTTCGCGCCGGCCAGATTCGCGGGCAGATCCACGGCGACGAAGGCGAAGGCTTCCGGGTTGAAGACGAGGCTCTGCTTGCTCGCGGTCGCGGCCATCGTCGCGCTGACGGTGCCCGTCGCGCCCAAGAAGGTCACCGCCGTATCATTGGCCGGTGAGGCGGTCACGGTCTGCAGCGGCCCGCTGGTGATCATGGGCGGCGAGATCGGCAGCGCCGCGGTGCTCGAGCCCGACAGGTCCGATGTCAGCACGAACTGCTGCAAATCGCCGGTATCGGTGTACCCGTCCGGGTTGATCGAATTCACGCCGACGAGCGTGAACAGGTCGCCCTTCTTCAAGGCATACGTGCCCATGCCATCGATGTTGAGTGTCGAGCCGGTCTGCGACGCGCCGTTGACGAGCGGCGTCGAGCTGGTGAATGTGCCCGTGGTATGCGTCGGCATGAGCGGATCCCAGTACCACTCGTCGATGCCGAGCGCGGCGCCCGAGAACTGCCCCGAGCGAAAGTATTTGCTGATCTGGTTCTGCGGATTGAACAGCGCGAAGTTCGCAGCCAGCAATTTGCTCTGCGACTTCGGATCGAGGACGGCGACGAGCTCTTCGGGGACGCCGAGATTGCGCAGCCGCGCGACGCCATCGGTGTAGGTGATGTCATCGGTGATGGCGGTGCCGGGCGTCCCGACGCTGTTGTAGACGGTAAAGTACACCTCCGCGCCCGCCTGGACATCGCTTTTACTCGCGAGCGAGCGGCCGGCCCGCATGGTGTACCGCTCGCGCGCTTCTTCGATGCGTAACGTTGTGTCGGCGCTCGACCAGCCCATGCCCACCTGATACTGATGGTTGATGCTGATCGGCACCGTCTGATTCAGGATGGGCTGTTGGACGAAGGCTTGTCCTTCGGTGACGATGAAGCGCTGCGGCAGCCGCGCTTGACAGGTGTCGCCAATTTTCGCGCCTTGCGGGAGATTTTCCCACTGCCGGTCCCATTGGCGATCGAAGTTGGCGACGAGCTTGATGTTATTTTTCCACGCGATGGCCGTGTCTTTGGTGATCCACGTGGGATTGATCAGAGTATTGGCCACACACGAGCCTTCTCGCCATCGGCTTACGCCCTTGCGTGCCGCACTGGATAGTACCGTTCATGGTCGGCCAGTGAGGCGTCGTCGCCGGGCGGTTCGTCGCTGGCGTGCTGAGGCGACGTCCGCACTGGATTAGGCGGGCGGGGAGCCGGGGATACCACCGCAGGGGCCGATCCAGTACCGGCAGCCGCCGTGCGGGAGGAGGAACCGTTGAAGCGTTGCGAGAGGAGCGCGAGGGTTTCGGCCTGATCGATGACCGGTTGCGCTAAGAGCGCGTGCAGTTCGTCGGGATGCGACTGCAGATGGTAGAGCACGTCAGCGCCCGTTTTGTGCTCGAGCACCCACGCATCGATGAGACTGCCCGGTGGAATCGCCGTATCGCGTTTCAGGGCCACATCTTCGAAGTCGGGATATTTCTGTATCGCGGCCGTCACGCGCGCGTTCCAAGACGAACGCAGGCGCGCGGTTTCCGCCTCGACCTGCCGTTGGCGCTCGGCGTCGGCGCGCTTCGTTTCCGCCGCGGCAAGGGCTTGCTCGATCTTGTAGTCCGTCAGCGCGGCCACGTACGCGTCATAGGAATCAAACTGCTCCACTGACGGCGGTGACTTCGGCGGCGCCGGTTGGGGCGGAGGCGATGCCGGGCGCGTGGTTGAGACTTCTGGAGATGCGAGAGCACTCCCGGTGCGCGCTTTCAGTGCATCGCGCTCCGCTTCGAGGGCGCGAACTTTCGCGCTGAGTTCCTGAATGCGCGGAACCGAATCAGGGCTGGCTTCGTGCTTGGCTGAATGGTGTTTGCCCTTCTTCGGAAGAAAGCGGCCTTTTTCGTCCCGATCCTCGCCTTCATTACCAGCGGGTTCGGGCTCCGGTTCCGGCGTTTCCGCCGGCGGCGTGGTCGATTCGGTGCGACTGTCCTGGCGACTTGAGGCGAATTCCCGTTCGTGATCGGCTAACGAGCCGCCGTCATCAGAGGGCGGGGTCGTAGCGGGATCGAGCGGCAGGGACTCGTCAACGGCCATGCGATCGGGTGATTGTTGGCCCTTGACGCATGATTGTCAATCATGGGTGTGCGGCTGAGCTGTCAAGGCAGGAGGCCAGTTCGTTCAACACGGCGTTCACGAAGCGGATCGCCTCACGAAATGTCGGAAATTCTTCAGTGTTCCAGCATTTGACGCGAGCGGCCCAATACGTGACGACCCAATAGTGACCCCACTTGTACAACCGCACCGGCTTCATTCGGTGGATTCCGATTCACCCTCTGCCGCAGGCTCCGGGGCTAATTCAGCCGCCTGCTGTTGCTGCTCGAGTACATGGTCTTGTTCGAGCTGCATCCGCTCTAGTTCGTGGCTGTGCTCAAGTGCCGTGGTCGCCACGTCGTGCGCGTGCTCTCGACCTTGTTCGTGACCAGCCATACGCGCTTCATGCGCTTGCTGTGATGCCGTGCGGGCATTCTCCGACGCCAGCGCAAGCCGTTCGACGTCGGCTTCGTTGTCGCTGATGATGCCCTTCGCCATGATGTTGATCTTCGCGACGGCGAGCGCGGTCGCGTCGCGCATTTCCTGCAATCGAATATCTTTGTCCATGCCCATCTGGGCAATCGCGACTTTGGCCTGCGTTTCGGCCTGTCGGGTCGCCAGTTCCTGGGCCTGCGCCTGCATCACCTTCTCGGCTTCCTGGACCCGTTGCTGGAGCTGCTGGAGCATCATCTGCGCTTGCGGCGGCAGGCCGCCATTGCCGTGCGCTTGTTGCGCGAGCGCCTGCTGAATCCGCGGGTCGAGCATGATTTTGGCGCGCTCTTCGAGTTCCAGATGCCCCGGCATGTCAGAGTGTCGGAAAAATAGATCGCCAAACACGGCCAACAACTGCGGATTGCCGGCCAGCATCTCGCCGAGGAATTTGGTCTCTTCCTGCCGGCGCGTGTCGAGGGCCTGCGTCACCTTGACCACCACGTCGCACGCGACATCTTTCGTGAGCTTGTAGACCTTCGGCGCTTTGCCGTTGCCGTTCATCGGGCGTGGCGGCTGCCCATTGATCGCCGCAGTCTGCGGCTCGCCATGTTTCGAGATCAGCCGGACGAGTCGTCCCGGCCGCCGCCCATACACCGGCTCGAGGTAGCTGTTGATGATTTTCCCTTCCCGCCGCAGCGCCCGTTTGTAGTTGTCGAGAAACCCGCTCGTTCCGTGCTGCGATTGCCGCTGCAGGAACGCAATGGCGCGCCCGCTCTTCAGCGCGGGATCGACCTGGCCGAGCTGTGGATCGTGAATGCCGGTGGTGCTCTGCAAGGTGTCGCGAAACACTTGCATAAAGGTCGCAATGGCGGCGATGGGCGTATCGACATTCACACGCGTCGGCGGGCCGACCACGTTGCCCTGCAGATCCTTGGTCCGGTAGAAGAGCACCGGCACGGGCCGCGTGTTGGCGAGCTGATACGCCGCTTCGTAGCCTTCGATTTGGCCTTCCGCGGCCTGAAACGGCGCAATCGGCGCGAAGCCGACCACTTCGACGCCCTTGCTGAGAA